TTTAATGGGTTTCACTCCAGTTACCTCCTATCTTGTATTCGCCATCCAAGGACAACGAAGATTAAAATGTGTTCCTGCTTTTACTATACTGTCTACAGCTAATTGCCCTACCTTATCAGCATGACACTTAGGAACTTCTATCTGCCATTCATCATGTATGTTAGCTACGAATTTATATTCCATGTTATTTAATTTAACAACTCATCTAGTATAACCAATCCTTGTTTCATTACGATAGCACCTGCACCTTGTAGTAAAGTGTTCAATGCTGAATGTTGATTACGAACATATAGCTTCCTACCATCTAATCCTTTGAGGTAATTTTTTGCTGAAGCTCTTTGTACTCTGTCTCTAAGAGACTTAAATGTAGGCTTATTATCAAAGAAATATTGTCTAGCTCTCTTACCATCTGATGTACTTCCTCCGACCACGCTTCCAAGTTTTTCATCTCCTGCTCCGTACATAAGTGCATAGATGAATGTCTTTGCCTTATCTCTTGATTCAAGGTTTGCAAGTTTTTGATTAGCGGTGTGTATGTCTCCATTGAGAATTTCATTTGTGTACTCCTCGTCATTCATGTAGTGAGCTAACATTCTAATCTCAAGACCAGAAGCATCAACTCCGATTAAAACATTACCTTCTTCTACAGTCCAACATGCTCTACATTCTTTACCATAAGGACTATAGACTGCCGGTACTTGTGCCATGTTAGGATTCCTGTGTGTCATTCTTCCTGTGATAGCACCGTTAGGTATTACAAAGCCATGTACTCTACCATCTTCTTGTACTCCTTCAACCCAAGAATCAACTTGAGCTATACGCTTTTGAAGTAGTAAGAAGTCTGCTATAAGTTTAGCTTCGTGTATGTGTGTGATTGCTGATAGAGTTTTCTCATCTACTATAGGTTGACCTGTTGGTGTAAACCTTTCAGGCTTCCAACCAAAGTCAATAAGATATTCTCCTATCTGTTTACGACTACCAAGATTAAAGTCTTGTAGTGTTTGTCTCATAAAAGGTTCAAAGTTATTTGTATCTAAACATCTTTGATACTCATCATCTGTAAGTCCACGCTTAGATAAGTCTCCATCTTTCTTAATGTAAGGCTTAACTAACTTATCATCTACCCATTTAGGTTTAAATGTATTATGAACTTCATCTTCAATGGATTGTTTCTTTTCTCTAAGTTCAGCAAGTAATAACAAAGCTGATTGTAAATCAAACTTAAAACCATTTACTTCTTGTTGTTTCATTATCCTAGCTACACCTTGTTCAATAGCTATACATTGTTTAGAGAATCCTTTGCTCTCCTCTCTAAGTTTCTTTAATACTACAGCGTTGAGTTGTACATCTCTAACACAATAGTCCATCATCTCTTTAGAATAATTAAGATAGTCTGAGAAAGTCTATCTTATGATAGCCTAATTTATATCCCCACTTCTCAAGGCTATGACCACCTTCTCTGTTAGGATTAAACAGTCTTGATAGTACAAGAGTATCAATGACTGGTATCTTTGACAAGTCAACACCACCGAACTTCTCTACCATTGGTATATCAAATCCGATGATGTTATGTCCTATTAAAGTATCTGCATTAGCTAACAGTTCATAACCTTCTTTCAATTTATCTGGTGGATATTTATATATCTCTCCAGTGTCCATGTCTTGAGCAACGATACAATGTACCAGAGTTGCTTTTAAGTCATCTGTTTCTATGTCAAATACTAAGTCCATTAAAATGCCTCATCTAAACTAGCATCAAAGGTTATATCATCATCTGATAGTTCAGATAGTCTACCAGTTTCTGCATCATATATAACTCTACATGCCATACCTACATCTCCTGTATACCTAGATTTAAGATACGAAGTCTTGTAGTCCTAGCTTCATCAGGGTCATCTGATTGTTGATTACGTTCTAATGCTATCACACAATCACTAAGTTGTCCAATACTATTAGAACCTCTTAGATGAGATAGAGATACTTCAATACCGTTCTCATGTCCTTTGTTACCATCAACTCTACGTAAGTGTGAAACCAAAATGATTCCTGCACCTGTCTCTTCTACCAAACTTCTTAGTCTAGTCATGATAGTATCAATGGCACGTCTCTCATCTCCTTCATGTACTGCACTGACTAACATATGTAAATGGTCAACGACCACCCACTTGCAGTCACATCCTATAATCATAAAGCGAAGCTTAGTAAAGATATCATCAATGTCATTCGTACCAAAGTGTGAATGAACCCATACTCTATTCTTGTTCTCACCATCATAGAGATATCAAACATCTTATCTAATTCTTCTTTAGAAAACTTCTCACGTTCTTGGTCAACGTATAACCTAGCGTTAGCTTCAATAGATAAGATACCATCAATGGTTCTTCTCCAATCTTCTTCTAGTGCTATGATACCTACGTTATCTGTAGTGTTCTTAATAAGATGATGTTCAAGTTCTCTTGTAACACTTGACTTACCAAGACCAGTACCACCTGTAAGTGTTACAAGTTCTCCTGCTCTAAGACCATACAATTTCTTGTTCAGTCCTTCATAAGGATAAGGTACGCTTTGTTTCTTCTCACGATTGTGAAACTTCTCACGCTGTTCAGATACATTTATAACACCAGAAGGTGTATAAACTTTACTAGCCCACCAAGCTTCAACAAACTCTTTATGCTTGTTGTTTCTTAGCATATCGTTAGGGTCTTTCCAACCGTTAGGTAAGTGTAACTATACGAGCCTTTCCGGGTTTGAAAAGTCTAGCAACTTTAATACTAGCTTCTTGTCCTGCCTTATCTTTATCAAATGCAATGATAACATTTTCAAAGTCATCAAAGAACTCTAAGCTTTCCTTGATATCTCTTACTGCACCATTTGCTCCACGCTTAATAGATACTACAGCCCACTTAGAACCAAGAGTTCATAAGTAGCCATAGCATCACACTCCCCTTCAGTAACGGTAACATACTTACCACCCTTGAAAAGTTGTTGACCAAACAAACCTGTATCATTATAACTACCAGATACAAAGAAGTCTTTGTCCTTTACAGTTACGAACTTAGTAGCTGATAACTCATGCCCATTATAGTAAGGGTAGAAATGTTTAACTACATTACCTTGTAAGTCATGTACACATTTAACCCCATACTTCTGAGCAGTGCATGAAATCTTTCTGTCCGTAAGGGCTGAAAACTTTCCTTCATCTACCACATCAGGTTGTTTAGTTGGTTATTGTTGTTGCTGTTTGCATATCCTTTCCTCCACATGCTTTAGTATAGCTAGGCATAAATTCTCCACAACTGAAACACTTTGCTGAATCATCTTCGTTGATTCCTACAGCATCACTACTGTTGCAAAGTGGACAGGGTTGGTGTAGCTTATCCCAAGTTTTATCCATGTTAGCCCTCACTATGAATTATGATTCGTCTGAATCTTCTACAGTTTCTTCTTCTTCTTGTTCAACTACTGCCTCTGGACTATCCTTTAATACAGCTTCAAGATTATTTGATGTCCTTGTGAAGCATAGTTCAAAGCTTCAACTAATACATTCAATGTTCCTATCTTACTGATAGATACATTAGCACCTGCTCTCTTCTGTTCGTCCTCAATCTTTGAAACATCATAGACTGATTCACCATCATCATTTTTAATAGTAATAATCATATTAAAATTCCTCGTTGTCTGAACTTGGTTCAGTGTATTCAATTAAATTAGTAACCTTCACAGCTATTAACTCTGCAAACGTACCATACTTTCCTGTGTAAGGTTTAATCTTCACAGTAACTTCAGAGCCATTACCAAGACTAACATCTAAAGGGTTTCCGTCTCCGTCAACTAACTTAGGTGCAGGATTGGTAGTCCCATCATGTCGTTCTACTTTTCTACTGAATGAGAAAGCCGGTTCATCATACTTAGCTTGACCATCTCTGGTTCTTACTCTTGATAAACCTGCACCCTCTAATCTGGTAGCAGTATCTTCATCAGTCAACACAACTATTCCATACTTATGTGGTTCAAACTTAGTGTTTGGTGTGCTGACATTAGCCCACATAGCTTTTCCTTCTACATACTCATACATATAATTACCTCCGTTGGTTTAGTTTTTAGTATTAAGTGTTCAGATTCTATCACGTTTTGTTTACTTGTGCAAGTCTTTTCTGTCTTCTTCTTGCATTGTTTCTATCACGTGTAAATTGTATAGCCCCTTGCAAGTCTTCCCATAACTCATCAAGTGCTTGTTTCTTTTGTTCTTTGTTAAGTCTTGTAATGATTTTGATATCAGACTTCTTAGGTATCCAAGTATCCCAGTAAGCTTTGTCCATGTCTTTCCATGTCCAACCTATCTCTTTGTCTAGTGTTGTTGATTTAAAATATAATTCATAATAACCCTCCAGTTTAAAAGTGGGTACTTTAAAGTGATACCCAGCACTCTGAACATTATCTTTTATAGATGACACCGAGCCTATTGATACAGTAAGGGTAGCTTTCTCCTTACCAACTCTGGATTTAATTTTACAAGGGAAGGTAATCGGTTTAGTTCTCATCCCATTTCATCTACAACTTTAATAAGTGTTGCCACCTCTAAAGATTTTACAGTAGCTCGAACACCTTGTAAAAACTTTTAAAACTTAGTCTGGTTTTAGTGGCACTAGACCAGAAACTAGCACGATATAATCGTATGTCTTTAGGTTCAGGAAGGTTAGTTGAGGGCTACACCTTTGGACATACCTGAAATAAGTATCTATTATACTACTACTCTCCCTCTCTGTCAACCTTTAAGTCTAATAATTTAACTTCATAGATATCTTTATTAACAAATGTAACTTCATAAGATATCTGGTCTGTAGGATTATTATAGTTATAATTAATAACATAATCTTCCCATACCCTATACTCTTCTTTAGTCATAGGTGTTAGTTCAACACACAATAGCTTACAGTCTTCTCTCATTCAACTTCCTCTCTAACTCTTCTGCATAGTCTCCAGTCAATACACCTAACCCACCTGTAGCTGATTGCTCCTTGAACTTATCATCAACAGCTTGTCTTACTTTAGTATCAACCTCTATCTCTGTATTGTTTACAGCATCTCTCAAACCCTTGTAAATAATTTTCAAGTTGTTAAGTTCTGTCTCTACTTCAAGTATAGTTTCTTCAAGAGAGTATCTTCCTATTGATAGTATCTATATCTTCTGTTTGATAGTAGTATTCTTATCAAGTACAAGAACACTAACATACATAGAAACCTAAAGTTATAAACATTAGTATTTTAAAAATAAATGCTTTCATATTATTTACTACCTCTCTTTACATATCTATAAGTATCTGGATTCCACTCAGCATCTAAAACTCAACTAACTCCCACCTAAGACTGCTTAAGTTATGTACATCAGACAACCATAAATCATTTGTTTCATGTAAAGTATTTAACATACTATCTATTTTGTTTATGTATTTAAATAAAGTGTCATACTCACTAACACTCATGTCAATACTTACTTTAGTTTTTAATTGTTTTACCTTCATATTATATCCTCTTTTAAAAAGACTTTGTAAATCTTTTAGTTGTTTATTATTTAATCCTTTAAATGTTTAGGAATATTATTTTTAATATCTTTATTAATAATTATTTTATTATTTTGTTTAGATTTTTTAAGCATTCTAAACTTAATTTTAGCTTGTCAAGTAAAAATACTAATTTTTTTCTAAGCCTTTCTAAGAGATTGTTAGTCATGGTTAGTACCTATGTGTGCATCAGCTAATCTCCTGCTCACCATGTAGCTTAGATGTTCTTCTATCCTATGTATTACATCAACATCTGATACTTCTGTTGGTCTGTCCCATGTTCTTATGTCATCATAAAGAAAGTCGACAAATGTTCTGAACTTATCTTCAGATAATTTATTGACCACATATTCTCTTGCACATATATCTTCTAGTCTTTTGTATAATGTTTTGTTCATATTATTTTTCTCCTACTATCCAACAGTCTCTATGATAAGTTTTTAAATACTTACCCTCATCTTGTCCAACGTTATCAAAGGATTCACTAACCCCACAATAAGTATCAACAAGTTCTTGAGCTAACTTCCTAGCATCTTCAACGTTAGGTGCTGTTACCTCTACTGAAAAGCCTTCCTCATAATGTACTGCTACGTTGTATTTATTCATCATCTTCCTCCCATGTTTTTACTTCTGTTATTTCTAAAGTGTCTTTATATACACCCCACCTATCCCACATAATATCTATAGCATGTTCTTTGCTTTCAGCATAGTCATCTAAAGAATCTATCTGAACAGTTGTGCTTACTGTTATCTCATATACTTTCATCAGTTCAATCCCTCCACTCTGTCCCAGTTCTCATCAAGGATAAGTACTTCTTCAAAGTTATGTTTATAATCTACGTCCAAGTCTTGCCAGTTTTCATATACCTTTTGAGTTCCGTCTTTAAAAGTTATGTGTAGGTCTGCTCTTAACAAGTCCCAATCTTCTATATCGTCCCAATCAATACCTAGTTCATCTAAATCCCAACTAAGATATGCACTGTATCTAGCTTCTATCTTCTTAGGTTTAGTTCCTTCTATCCAATCACTCATCACTAGTAATTCACAGTTCATTCTCAATCCCTCCCGTTAAAGTAGTAAGCCACTATTAGCCCTACAATTATATAAATTAACACACCCGCCATGTTTAAGTCAAACATTCTTTTAATCTCCTTACTTCTACATTTTTATTTTCATTTATCTCATTAGGTTTTACAACTACCCAGACATTTTTCCACTTGCGGACACCCTTAAGTTTTCTATAATCCTTGTAACTAATCACCTTGTATTCGTATATGTCTGTATATTTTTTCATCTACTTTACCCCCTTTAAAAGTGTTTACCATGTCATTAAAAGACATTCCATTATTTCTAAACTTCAACTCATCTTGTATCATCTTTTGGCTGTCTCTATCTTGAAACCTTTCCATATCTAACATTCTCATTAAGTTAGTTGTTGATACATCTGTTATGTTATTATATTTCATATTCTTATAGCCCTCTAGCTTTGTTATTTATTTATTAATTTATTTTACATTCCATTCTATAAATTCGTCAAGCTTTAAAATCTTTTCAAGTTCTAAAGTATAATCAGATATGGATTCGTCCCCAATCATTCCAAAAAGTCCAATAAATCCACCCTAAAGAATACCCGTCCTTATCTATAATATATATATGAGCGTCGTCTACTTGAGTTAATGCTTCATCTTGCGTGATTCCCTCGCCCTCGCATTCACAGTCTACTGTGTAGCCTTTAGATTCAATATAATTGAAAAGCCTTTTTAAATATTCTGTATGCTTCATACTATGCCACCTCCATGACTTGTATTAGTTCTCTTTGTTGTTTCTTCATCTTCGCCCCGTGTCCTGCGTATGCTATAACTTTTGTTGATTTATCCCAACATAAACGGCACTTCTTACACTTGCCATCTTGAAGCGGTGCATTACATATAGTCGCAACTGTAACGCTATCAATAAAGGGTATTATAGTTGATGAGTATTGAGCATCTTCTATTATTTCCCCGTTAATACCGTCACTTGAAAGTCTAACAACAACATTTTCAAGAGCGTTGAGCCTATCAATAACATCTCTAAACTTCTTAAACTTATACATTCTTGTGGGTATCCAATGCCTTGTCCATGGTGTAGCCTTGCAAATCTCATATATCTTTTCAGCTAATCCTAGGCTGTACATGTCGCCACTATCGAACCATCTAAAATATCTATCAGAATCTAACTCCTCTATCATATCCGCCACCCATTCCGACCTTTGCCAATCTTTTTTATTGTGGCTTCTAGCTTCTTTAACGTTCTTAAAACGATAGTTCCCGCCTACTGCATAGCAACCCTTACAAGCGGGGACAAGTTCCCCATCTGAGCCTTTAGAAGCGGGGCAAGTTTCCAACGCTTCAAGCGACCAACTGCGACTGTTTAATTTTCCAACCTTTGATATCTTCATAATTTTATTTACTCCTTTTTTTATCTTTGTTGCTGTATCTTGTCACAGATATCATTTAGCATTTGTAATTTATCCTCTAATTCTATTCCTTTTCTTTTTAATACCTCTTAAAATATAAAGCCAGTAAATACTAAAGTATCCCCAGCTTTTAAAGTTTCGTTATTCATATCGTGCCACTTAGTAGCCCAATATTTGCCCGTGCTTTTGTCATAGTCTCCCTTTACTAATACATTTTTATTATTAGCTGTTGGTTTAAGCTTAAAGACTTCTTCATTATCTAAGTCTTTTAATGCTTTAACTATCATTACATCTTCGCAAGGTTCGTTATCTTCGTCCCCTTTAAAGAAGTAGTTTATTTTATCGTTTATTTTATAAGTCATAATTTAGCCTCTTTGATTTCATTAATTCTATCTAATATAACTTTTGCATTACCTTTCTCACTAGCTAAGTACATTAATCGTTCTTCTATCTTGTAAAGTCTTTTAAAGTTAGAACAGTCACAGTTGCAAATTGCACTCGCTACCTTGTCCCAATCGTTAGCTCTTAATCCCTCGGCTATTTTTAAAGCCCTTGTATTTGCTAACCCTCTATCTATTAAAGACAATGCAAAATAATCTGTATCATCATTTGTTATTGGTGTGTGTTTAAATGTTTTCATAATAATATTCCCTTTTGTTATGCACTGTAAAGTGTACTTGACATCTTGATAAGTGCTTGTTTTCGTTTTCATGCCCTATTATAAGCACAATATAAAAAGAGAATGCAACACTTTTTTTTATACTGTAAGAATGCATGTTTCAGAGGTGGTGCTGTACAAAAATTATACAGGCTTATGATAATGAGACTGTATTATAAAGAGGTGGTTATAATGTGTTATAAGTTTATGAAGTTTTAAAAGTATGAATTTTTGTACAGCTTTTCAAAGTCTATGAAGTTTGTAAAGTAAACTTTACACTTAATTAACTTTTCACGGGGCATAAACTAGACTTGATAAGCTTGTAAAGTATGACACTTTTAAAGGGGAGTATGACACTTTTCAAGCTTGTAAAGTTATAAAGTTATCCACAGAGTTATCCACAGGTTATACATGACACACTTTAAAAGTGGATAAGTTGTTGATATCCTGTTATAAGTTTTTAAAGTAGGGGGGGCAGGATGCACACGGGGGGTGGGTGGGTATATATATAAATCTTATACATTTCTACCCAATAGTGGTATTAACCAGTTGGGCTTTATAAAGCTTTAAAACTTTAAAAACTTCATAAGCTTTTATATACTTTACAACACAGAATAACTCCTAATATTTCATAGTTGTTAGTGTTAGTTTGGGGATAATAAAGAAGGACTAGGGTGGGGCTTATGTAGGTATTTAAACCGGGGGACGTTTTCAACTTTATTATACACATACTTTTCAATTTTGTCAAGTACTTTCTGCAAATACTTTAAAATACATTAAAAGACTTGACAAACTTTAAAAGATACTATATAATAATACCATGAGTTACTTACCAGAAAAGAAGAGAAACCTAACTGAGAAACAAGAAGCATTCTTGAATCACTTAGTAGACACTGGTGGGGATTTCAAAAAGTCAGCCGAACTTGCAGGGTATTCAGGCAATCACTATCAAATATTAAAAGCACTTAAAAACGAAGTAGTGGATTTAGCCAGTGACGTACTTGCAAGGGAAGCCCCTACTGCAGCATTCAAGCTTATAGAGGTTATGAAATCTGATAAGCCTGTTCCCCAAGCTAACAACAAGTTACAAGCTGCACAGACGATACTAGATAGGGCTGGTGTTGTTAAGACAGATAAGCTAGATGTTAATCATAATGTTAGTGGTGGTATCTTTATACTACCAGAAAAACATACGATTGATATAGAAGCAGAGGATGCTAGAATATGAAACTTTGGATAACTGAACATGTTAATGAAGATGGAGCTGCAATAGGTCCATACATTAAAGCAGATACAGTTGCACAAGCTAATAGAATAGCAATACAATATGGGTTGTTAGTTTAGGAGAGATCCAAGAACTACAACACGATGACCAAACAAAGAAAAGGATAGTACACTAATGTCCGGAGGACTAAGAAAAAGATAGTAGATTAAAACGAGCAGGAGTCTCAGGGTTTAACAAACCTAAAAGAACTCCTAGTCATCCTAAGAAGTCACACATTGTTGTGGCTAAAGAAGGTGATAAGATTAAAACTATTAGGTTTGGTCAGAAAGGTGCTAAGACTGCAGGTAAACCTAAAGCAGGTGAATCAGCTAGAATGAAAGCAAAGAGAAAGTCTTTTAAAGCGAGACACGGTAAGAACATTGCTAAAGGCAAAATGTCAGCAGCTTATTGGGCTGATAAGGTTAAGTGGTAAGATGCCACAACTAGGAAGCAACGAAAACCTGTCCTTATGTCTAGTAAGAAGAATAAGGGTAGACTTTACAAACCTTCAGACGGTGGTAAAGGTTCTGCACCTAGAGTTAATATACATTCTAAACAGTATAGAGATAACTGGGATGCAATATTTGGAAAGGGAGGAAAGATGCCAACAAAGAAGAAAGCTAAATCAACCGTGAACAAAGCTGGTAACTATACCAAGCCAACTATGCGTAAGAGACTTTTCGAGAAGATTAAAGCCGGTACTAAAGGTGGTAAAGCCGGACAATGGTCAGCTCGAAAAGCCCAGCTCCTTGCAAAAGAATATAAAGCCAAAGGGGGAGGCTATAAATAATATGAAAAGGATAAAAGAATTTATGATAAAGATGATGGACAGACTAAACAAAGTTACGCAAAACTATTTAAAAATGTTTAACACCAAAAAGAAAAAGAATGTCACTAAAAGAAAGTCAAAGAAGTCTTAGAGCTTGGACAAACAAAAATGGCGTACTAAGAGTGGTAAGAAGTCGTCAGAAACGGGGGAAAGATATCTCCCAGAAAAAGGCGATTAAGGCATATCTTCTAAAGAGTATGCTGAATCAACTAGAAAAAAACGAGAAGATACTAAAAAAGGAAAGCAACACAGTAAGCACAACCAAAGAAAACTAGCAAGAAAAACAAGAGCTTATAGAAAAGTAAAATGAAAGAAGGATATATAAAAAGAGCTACATCAACTATACCTTTTGGGTATCAGTTAGCTGAAGAAGCTAGTTCTTTTTTAAAACCTATTGAAGAAGAGTTAGAAGCTTTGCAGATTGCAGAGAACATGGTAGTCAACGAAGAGATATCGTTACAGGCTGCATGTGATTGGTTAGAATATAAAACGGACAGACGCATGTCTGCTCCGGGACTTAAAAAACACATAGATAAAAAATATGGATTACGAAGCGAAAGATTGGGAACTGAACCTCATCTTTACTTGCAAGATAACGAAGGTAATTTTGTAAAGAACAAAGATGGTACGCCTCGTAAGAAAGGTGGTAGACCTCCTAAAGATGCACAAGATGCAGCACGTAGGACTATTACTCGTAAACAAAAGAACATTCAGAAAACTTGAAGAGAAGCTAAACAACGCTAAGAAATCATTCAAGAAACAAAAGACAACACTTGAAAAGCTGGACAATACTAAAGAAGGTATTGTTACAGAAAGTGATTTAGATACATTACCCAAAGCTGTTAAAGAAGTACTTGATAATCATCATGTATTCTTCCATGCTAACGAAGGACCACAGACAGACTTTCTTGCTGCTGGTGAGAAAGATGTGTTATATGGTGGAGCTGCTGGTGGTGGTAAATCATATGCCATGATTGTTGACCCATTAAGATATGCACACAAAAAAGCACACAGAGCTTTAATACTTAGAAGGTCTATGCCAGAACTTAGAGAATGATTGATAAGTCTCGTGAACTATATCCACAAGCATTTCCCGGTGCTAAGTTTAGAGAAGTAGAAAAGCTTTGGAACTTTCCAAGTGGTGCAAAGGTAGAGTTTGGTTTCCTTGAAAGAGATGCAGACGTATACAGATATCAAGGACAAGCATATAGTTGGATAGGCTTTGATGAGATAACTCATCTTACCTACAGAGTTTAGTTGGAACTATCTTGCTTCACGTCTAAGAACAACAGACCCAGAAATAGAAACATACTTACGATGTACTGCTAACCCCGGTGGTGTTGGTTCTCATTGGGTAAAGAAAAGATACATAGAACCAAACGAATCAAATAAAGTTTTGAAGGTAAAGATGGATTAACACGTAAGTTTATTCCTGCTAAGTTAGCTGATAACCCTTACCTTGCAGAAGATGGTGTCTATGAGCAGATGCTTAAGTCACTTACCTCCTATACAACGTAGACAACTGCTTGAAGGTAACTGGGATGTAGCTGAAGGAGCTGCATTTGTAGAGTTTGAGTCCTGAACACATTATTACACCATTTGAACTACCTGTACACTGGGAAAGAGTTAAAGCAGTTGACTATGGTTATGCTGCAGAAAGTTGTTGTTTATGGGGAATAATGGATATAAATGATAATACTTTAATAATATATAGAGAATTATACAAAAAAGGCTTGACAGGAGAAGAATTAGGTGCTATAATAACAGATATGGAGACAGAAGACCCTTTCTCAGTGAACGGTGTCTTAGATACAGCAGCATGGGCAAGAACAGGAACAACTGGTCCAACTGTAGGAGAAAGTTTAGTTAAGGCTGGTCATAAGTTAAGACGAGCTGATAAGAATAGAATACAAGGTAAAATACAAATACACGAGTATTTAAAGGTTAGAGAGAACGGTAGACCTAAGTTACAGATATTTAATACATGTCCTAACTTAATAAGAGAATTACAGTCTATACCATTATCTAAAACTAACCCTGAAGATGTAGATACAAATGCTTCAGACCACGCATATGATGCATTACGTTATATGATAATGAGTAGACCAAGAATGGAAAGCCCATTAGAACGTATAAGAGGTTTAAAACGTGAGATGTATAGACCAGTAGACTCAACCTTTGGTTATTAAAAAATATGGCAGAAGATAGAAATACATTTTTAAACGCTGATAGCATCTACGAAGAAGTTGAAGGTGAGTCTGGAGTAAACTTACTTTGAAGAAGACCAACAAAGAAATCTTATTGGTATTATTAAAGGTAGTTATGCAAGCTGAAGAAGCTAGACAAACTGACGAGACTCGTTGGTTAAAAGCTTATGAGAACTATAGAGGTCTTTATGCTAAAAGTGTTAAGTTTAGAGAATCAGAAAAGTCTAGAGTATTTGTAAAAGTTACTAAGACTAAAGTACTAGCAGCTTTTGGACAGCTTGTTGATGTTATCTTTGGTACAGGTAAGTTTCCTATAGGAATTGCTGAAACTAAAATACCTGAAGGTGAAACAAACTTTGCACATCTTGATACAGCTAATCCTACACCCGGTTTAGAAACTACAGAAGCTGAAATACCAGATGACATTGGTAATAGATTAGAGACGAACCTAATCCATATGATGTTGGTTATGAAGGAGATGGTAGAACTTTAAAACCCGGTGCTACTTTTTATAACGGTATGTTTGAAGATAGTCTTGAAGACCAAGCTGAAGAAGCTGGTATTCTTAAAGATGGTAGCAAGTCCTGACCCACAAAAAATAGAAGTATCTCCTGCACAAAGAGCTGCAAGAAGAATGGAAAAACTTATCCATGACCAAATAGAAGAATCAAATGGTAACTCTGAAATAAGAAATGCTCTTTTAGAATCTGCTTTACTAGGTACAGGGATTGTAAAAGGACCATTTAACTTTAACAAGAAACTTCACAAGTGGGATACAGACGAAGAAGGTAACAGAACTTATAACCCTTTAGAAGTTAGAGTACCTAGAATAGAGTTTGTTAGTTGTTGGGATTTTTATCCAGACCCTAACGCTACTAACATGGAAGAATGTGAATATATTATTCATAGACATAAAATGAACAGAAGTCAATTAAGACAGTTACGTAACATGCCTTACTTTGATGATGATGCAATACGTAATGCAATTCAAATGGGTGCTAACTACGTAGAAAAAGATTTTGAAAGCCAGTTAAAAGACGATGCTAGAAGTGACGAAGATATAAATAGTAGTTTGAAGTCTTAGAATACTGGGGAATGATGGATGCAGAGTATGCAGAGAAGTAGGTATTGACTTACCCGACAGCGTTGATGACCTAGATGAAGTACAAGTAAATATATGGACATGTGGTACTTACTTGTTAAGAGCTGTACTTAATCCATTTACTCCATATAGAATACCATACAACGCTTTCCCATACGAAAGAAACCCATATAACTTCTTTGGTATTGGTGTAGCAGAGAACATGGATGATTCACAACAGATTATGAATGGTCATGCAAGAATGGCTATAGATAACTTAGCAATGTCTGGTTCTCTAGTGTTTGATGTAGATGAGTCTGCTTTAGTAGGTGGACAATCAATGGAAATATATCCGGGTAAAGTCTTTAGAAGACAAGCTGGAATGCCGGGACAAGCTATACACGGTTTAAAGTTTCCTAATACATCACAAGAAAACTTAATGATGTTTGATAAGTTTAGACAACTTGCAGATGAACAAACAGGTATACCTAGTTACTCACACGGACAAACAGGTGTTCAAAGTATGACAAGGACTGCTTCTGGTATGTCTATGTTACTTGGAGCATCAAGTTTAAATATTAAAACAGTTATCAAAAACCTTGATGACTTTTTATTAAAGCCACTAGGAGAAGCTTACTTCCAGTGGAACATGCAATTCTTAGAAGATGAGTTGGATGTTAAAGGTGATTTAGAAGTTAAGGCTACTGGAACAAATAGCTTGATGCAGAAAGAAGTTAGAAGTCAAAGACTTACTATGTTCTTACAAACTGCACAAAGTCCTGCTATTGCTCCGTTTGTTAAGATTTCTAAACTCGTTAGTGAACTTGCCTACAGCTTAGACTTAGACCCTGATGAAATACTCAATGACCCTGAAGAAGCTGCTATCATGGCACAAATAATAGGAATGCAAAATGCTGGACAAACAAATGGCGAGGAAGCTCAACCCGGTGGTCAACAGCCCCCAATGGGAGGACCTGAAGGAGTACCTCAACAACCTCAAGAACTTGGAGCTACAGGCACTGGCGGTGGCAACATCGGAACAGGAAATGTACCGGTTGCAGGGGAAGTGAGTTCTCTGGTACGGTTAGAGCAACTGGACAACAGGTTAAAGAAGCAATTAACAGAAAACAAGAGGGATAATAATATGTTAGGTTTTATAAAACACAAAAACGAATAATATGATAGCGGTAATACCATCTATAGTAATGGGAGCATCTTTAATTTGTTCTCTTACACCTACACCAAAGACGATGTATGGGTAGGAAAGCTTACAGAATATTAGACTGGTGTGCATTAAACGTAGGTAAGGCGAAACAATAATGAAAAAGAAAGAATGAGACCAAGACAGATATGGAATGAAAGACGGTGGTCCGGGTATAGAAGCTCTTAGAAAAGAAGCACCAGAAGTTGTTGAACGTATGGGTTACGAAGAAGGTGGTTCAATGGATGACCAAATGTTAATGGTTATGACACCACCAATGGAATCTGAAATGGAATCTGATGACATGGAAGATAACTACACAAGATTTATAATGGAAGAAGCATTAAGTGAAGAAGAAGAAGATATGCTAACTTCCAAACTAGAACAAGATGAACAACTATCTATGTTATTTGATAAGATAATAGATGTTGCTCAAGAATTTGCTGGGTCTGGTCCTGTTGAAGGACCGGGTTCAGGAGTCTCTGACAGTATACCTGCAAGGTTATCTGACGGAGAATTTGTCTTTACTGCAAAAGCTGTAGAAGAAATCGGAGAAGACACTTTAATGTCTATGATGAAAGACGCTGAAGCTAAAGCAGATGAAAGACAAGGTTTAGCTGAAGGTGGAATGTTAATGTCTACCAAAAGACTGAAAGTTTATTAACTTGACCAGAATTGTCCAAGAACCTATGACTATGATGAGTAAGAAGAGAAATCCGTAAAAGCAATGTTAAAAGTTAATCCTAAGAAGCTAAACAAACTAACGATAAAGCTACCCTATTAGCGTAGGCACTTTATCATTTTAATAACCGAAAGGCTACCTTTACAAACAAGCCCTCTAGTCGACATAGAGCTACCTTGTGAAACAAGCCCTGAGTAGGAGAATAGAAAATGACTAATACAGTCCAACAGGAAGAACAAGCGAATCCTTATAACGCAAAAAAAGATTACACACGTAGAAGATAAACCTTTTACCCCTGCTAATCAATTATATTTTGAAGAGCCTTCTGAAAAGAATAAACTCTTTGATAGTGATGACATAACTGAAGTTAAGTCTACAGATAATGTTAAAACAGAAAATCTGGATACTCCTTATAAGAAACCAGACTATAAAAAAAGATATGATGATTTAAAAAAGCATTACGATAGTAAACTTAACGAGTTTAAATCTAGAGAACAAGAGTTAATTGAAGAGGCTACTAGTAATAGAACCGAATACAAAGCTCCTAAATCTCCAGAAGAACTAGAAGAGTTTAAAAATAACTATCCTGATGTTTACGAAGTCGTAGAAACCGTTGCTCATTTGCAATCGAGACTAAAGCAAAAGTTCTAGAAGAACGCCTTAGTAAACTCCAAGAACGTGAAAACAACTTAGTACGACAAGAGTGCAGAAAAAAGGTTAATGGAAAGACATCCTGATTTTGAAGATATCAGAAACAGTGATGACTTTCATGGTTGGGCAAAAGAACAGCCTAAGTCTATCCAAGACTGGATATATCAAACGCTGACGATGCTGACCTAGCTTCACGTGCTTTAGATTTGTTTAAAAAGGATTTTGGAATTGATGTTCCAAAGACTAAGTCATCTTCTAAACCGACTAGAAAATCTGCTGCTGATATGGTTTCTACTAAAACAAAAAGTATAGAACCTAATCAACAAAAGGTTTGGTCTGAAAAGGAGATTGCTGCAATGAGTATTGCTGAATTTGATAAATACGAAAAAGAAATATCAGATGCAATGCAAGAAGGCAGAATCGTAAAATAACTATTATAACTTAAAGGAAAATATCATGGCTCAATTTTTTGAACCCTCAACTGATACTAATGCAAACTTTGCAAACTCCGTAAGTGGACAAACTAATAGTTTCTTCCTACCTTCCATATACTCTAAGAAAGTTTTAAACTTTTTAGAAAGGCAAGTGTAGTTGAAGCTATTACTAACACCGACTATGCCGGTGAGATATCTGCTTTTGGAGACTCTGTAAAAATCATTGGTGAACCAGTAATCTCTGTATCTGACTATACAAGAGGTTCTGACACAACTGCAACTAAACTAACTGATGCAAGAAACAACTCTTGTTGTTGATAGTGCTAAAGCTTTCAAATTCATCGTAGATGATATTGAAACTAAAATGTCACATGTCAACTTCAAAGAAGTAGCTTCATCATCTGCTGCGTATGCTCTTAAAGATGCATATGATGCTGCTGTTCTAGCAACTATGTTTGCTGGTTGTTCAGCTTCATCACCTGACCACATCATTGGTTCAGACAGTGCAACTGCTGATGCAACTTATGACACGCAACTAACTCTGTAGACCTACTAGGTTCAGACGGAACTGGTGTAGATGCAATTGACCTTATGGCTAGATTGGCTAAACTATTAGACGAACAGAATGTACCTGAAGAAGGTAGATGGTTCGTTGCTCCTCCTTCATTCTATGAAGAATTAGCTAAAGCTGACTCTAAACTTAATGTCTGTTGACTTTAACGCTGGACAAGGTTCTATCAGAAATGGTTTAGTATCAAGTGGTAAACTAAGAGGATTTGACATGTACAAATCTAACAATGTTGCTGCTACATCTAATGCTACTGGTAAATGTATGGCTGGTCACATTTCATCAACTGCTACTGCTAATACTATTCTTTCAACTGAAGTGTTGAGAGACCCATCATCATTTGGTGATATAGTAAGAGGCTTACATGTCTATGGTGCGAAAGTACTTAGAGATGACGCTTTATGTAGTGCATTCTACGTAATTGACTAATTGTCAAAACTCGGGGGAGTCTTCGGACTCCTCCACTTTTTAAAGGAGAAAATAAAATATGTACGGTAAAGATAAAAAAAAAAAGATGTAAATGGAATAAAAGAAAAAAAGCATGGGTGGACTATATGGTATATGGTGGAGATGTTAAGATGGACGGATGTCAGCCTGTATATAAAGGAACACCAAAAGCTAAAGCTAACTAATATGAAAGTTAAAGCACCAAAAGGACACCATTGGATGAAACAAAAAAATGGTACGTTTAAATTAATGAAACACACAGGTAAGTTTGTAAAACATAAAGGTGCAAGTTTAGAAGCAAACTTTCCAATTCAAAAGGTTCATAAAAAATAATGGCTACAACATATCTTGACATAACTAACGAAGTACTAAGAGAACTCAATGAAGTTCCTTTAACTTCTGCAAACTTTGAAACGCTACAGGTATTCAAAAGTTTGTAAAAGATAGCTATTAATAAATCTATATTTGATATAGCCAACGAAGAACCACAACTTACCTTTTTTTGCTGCAGGAGCAAGTGGAGCTACTGACCCTTTTTATGGTAACGTAACAGTAGCTACAGTTGCAGGAACAAGATGGTACACTTTAAAGCTGATAGTTCTAGTATTACTACAGACTATGCATCAATAGATTGGGATGATTTTTATTTACAACAATTAACGTAAGTGGAGAAACAACTCCTTATGTCTCTAAAGGATTAAAGTTTCTTACACTTACAGATTGGAAAAGATACTACAGAGACAGTGAAAATGCAGATGATGCAGATACTCAAAACCATGGAGAACCTAAGTTTGTTATTAAATCTCCAGACACAGAAAGTTTGGATTAAGTCCAATACCTGATAAAGTTTATAACGTACACTTTTATGCTTTTGAAAGACCTACAAGCTTATCAGCACATGATGATACAATTACTTTACCAGAGCAATATAGTAATGTAATAACAGCTAAAGCAAGATATTATGTTTGGCAGTTTAAAGAAAGCCCACAACAAGCAGCTTTTGCATTGGATGATTATAAAAAAGGATGAAGTACTATGAAATCTAATTTATGAATCCAGCTCCTAAATATATGACAGACGATAGAACTTACTTTTAAATGGCACGTTCACAACCTTTTACCGTATGCATGTAGCAGGTGGATTAGTAAATCAGCTAACTCTATAGACTTTACTTAAACACCCGGAGTAGCTACAGAAGTTAAGAAACTTTGAAGTCTCTATAGAAGGTGGATATAGACGTATTAATGGATATACTAAGTTTGGTGGAGGAAGTTCAGTAAACCTAAGGAAGCACTAACAACTATATTAGGTAGTTATTTATGCAGATGGTGTAGTTGCTGTGTAGGTACTAATATATTATTTTAGTCAAGATGGAACTAGCTTGGTTACAGATAAATAAAGCTATCTAGCATAGTAGTGGAGATAACTACACAACCTTTACAGGTAAAAGTGTTACAGCTAGAACTAACAAGGACAATGTGAGTTTGCAATGTTTGAAGGTGCTACAAGATTATGGTGAAGTTAATTATAGCTGATGGAGTAAAAACCTTTTAGTTTTAGAATGGAAGGTACAGGTGCTTTAAACACTAGAACATTTTTTACAGAAGAAATAACAGTTACAGGAACTAAAGCTAAGTTTTGTACAGTACATGACCATCATTTAATAGCTGCTGGAGTAAAGATAACCTTAAATACTATTTACTATAGTGTTACAATGACCCATAGATACTTTTAGTGGTACAGGTGCAGGTGCTAGTAACTATATCAGACCAAATAGTAGGTATTAAAGGTTTCCGTAAAGATTTATTTATATTTTGTGAAAACTCATTTCATAAATTATAAACATAAATAATGTTCTACTATAGCAAGTTGTACCTGTTGCAAAAACGTAGGTTGTTTAAGTGGTTACAGTATTCAAGAGATTGGTGGTGACTTAATATTCTTAGCACCTGATGGATTAAGAACAGTTGCTGGTACAGCAAGAATTGGTGACGTTGAGTTAGGAACAGTTAGTAAAGCTATACAGCCTATTATAACAGAATTAGCAAGAAAGCAATGACAACTTACAATTTAGTAGTGTTGTTATTAGAGAAAAATCACAATATAGATTATTTTATACAATACAGACTTGATTCTAATGCTTCACAAAAAGGAATTATAGGAACACTTAAGACCAAATGGATTTGAATGGTCAGAAACTTTAGGATAGAAGTTACAGCAATAACATCAGGATTTGATAAAATGGATTGAAAAGTATTATCATGGTGATAGAGATGGTTATGTTTATAATCATAATTAGGTAATACTTTTGATGGTGTAAAACATAGATGCAAGATATCAAACACCTGATTATGATTATGGAGACTTAGGAACTTTAAAAACTTTACACTATTAAAATTTCTATAGGTCCAGAAGGATTGAGCACAACCTACATTAAGAGTTAGATTTGATTACGATAGTAAGATACACCACAACCATACAGCTTTATTTGGTTCTGCAAAGTTTGGAGCATCTGAACAACCTTTAGTTAGGTTAGCATTACAAGGTAGTGGTTACACTAATAGCTTTAGAATATTAACAAACGATACAAACGCACCATACACAATAAACGGACTATACATAGATTACATTCCATCAGGTAGGAGATAAACACAATGGCAGGTTATACAAGACAAAGTACATTCGCAGATGGAGATACAATTACTGCTGCATTATTTAATAATGAGTACAATCAACTTTTAAATGCTTTTGAATACAAGTGGTCATAAACACGATGGTACTGCAAACGAAGGACCAGTATAGGTTTAATTGGTGATGCTGGATTAGCTACACCACTTAACAAAGTTTTAATAGATACAACAAACGACCATATAGAGTTTTATGTAGAAGTATCAAGTAACTTCTGTACAACAACTTATACATAGCTGATGGAGCTATAGTACCTGTTACAGATAACGATGTAGACTTAGGTACTAGTCTTTACAATTCAAAGACTTTACAGTTTAAAGAGTACTTGCAACGGGTTCTACCGTTACAGCAGTACTTGATGAAGATGACTTAAGTTCTAATAGTGCTACATCTTTAGTAACTCAACAATCTGTAAAAGCTTATATCGATGCTCAAGTCACTGCACAGGACTTAGATTTCTTAGGCGATAGTGGTGGTGCATTAAGCATTGACCTCGACTCAGAGAGCCTTACAATCGCTGGTGGGACTGGTTTAGCTACTGTAGGTTCAGGGAATACTATGTAATATAGATACAGTAACAAACAGGCACACAGACTCTTACAAATAAAACAATAGATGTTGATAACAATACAGATCAGAAGTAGATAATTTTAAAGCTTAATTGACAGAAGGTTACGATAACATACAAGACAGTGGTAGACACAGATTACTGCAGAAGACTTAGCATTACAACAGATTGCAATTTTTAGATAGTGAAACATTAACTGTATCAGGCGGTACAGGTCTTGATAGTTCTGCAACAGGTAATGCAGTTACTCTTGCAATTGATAGTACAGTAACAACACTTACAGGCTCACAGACTTTAACGAATAAAACACTTAGTAGTCTTAACGATGGCACAATAACTGCTACAGCTTTTGTTGATGAAGACAACATGGTATCTAATAGTGCAACTCTTATACCTACACAGCAGTCTGTAAAGGCTTATGTAGATACTACAGTTGCTGCAACTAATGAAGTTGTTGAAGATACAACTCCACAGCTTGGTGGTGATTTAGATTTAAACTCTAATGACATTACAGGTACAGGTAATATAAACATTACAGGTACTATTCAATCTTCAGGAAACATTACAGGCACACTAGCTACAGCAGCTCAACCAAACATAACTAGCGTTGGTACTCTTACAGGTTTAACAACTTCAGCAGACATAAACTTTGGCGATAATGACAAAGCCATCTTCGGAACTGGTTCAGATTTACAGATTTATCACTCAGGAACTAACTCAATAATAAGTGAAGAAGGGACTGGCGTTTTAGAAGTTAGAACAAACGGAACTGAAATTCAGGTTACAGGTGATTCAGGTTCAGACTACATGGCTAGGTTTGTAAGTAATGGAAAATCACAATTACATTACGATGGCTCACCAAAACTAGAAACAACCTCAACAGGTATAGACGTAACAGGAACAGTAACTGCTGATGGTTTGACTATTGATGGTACAGCACTTGTAAGGGCAGATTCTACAACTATACAATTACGTTCAGACGATGGTACTTCTAATGGATATAACATAAAAGCCAACGTAAGTGACGCTAATGATTTTGGTTTTATTATTGAAGATAAAAACCAAAAAGATTTATTAAAAATACAATCTAACAACGACATATCTTTCTACGAAAATACAGGCACAACTGCAGCTTTATTCTGGGATGCAAGTGCTGAGAGATTGGGTATTGGTACTACTACGCCTGATGCCCCTTTAGATGTAGTAGCTCCAACAACAAATTCAATATACGCTAGTTTTAGCTCTACTGACACAAGACCGCTACAGTTATCTAGCTTTAATACAGCCTCTATTGATGCAGGACACAATTTTAACGTTACCTCTGGAAACGGTGCTGTATCATTTAGTATAGGTGGTGCAGAAGCCATGAGAATAGACTCAGCTGGTAACGTTGGAATTGACACTGATTCGCCAAACCAGCTCTTGTCAATTAACTCAACAGGTTCTGGTGAGCGTGGAATATCGTTTGACCAATCAGGTGCAGAGCGTGTAAAGCTCTTATATACAAACTCTACTGGTGGTTTTGTAATCAACAATACAACAACCGGGTACACTTCGTTTGAAAACAACGGTTCTGAGTCTGTAAGAATAGACTCATCAGGTAACGTTGGAATTGGAACGACTTCACCAAGTGTTCCTTTACACATAGAAACATTATCTACAAGCGGAACAGGTACTCCTACAGAAGTCTTAAGACTGCAAGTAACAGAATCCCCTGAAATAAGCGACCTTGTTGCAGGTGATGGTACTAAACTTTCTTTTTATGTGCCTGAAGGCAACCAAACAACACAAGAGGGTGCTGCTATTGCTGCACTTAGAGAAAGCTCGTCTGATGCTAATGCTGCAACTTCTTTAACATTTTATACAGCAGGAGATGATACAGCAGTTTCAGAAGCCATGAGAATAGACTCATCAGGTAATGTTGGAATTGGTACTGATTCGCCAAATAGAGAGCTTGAATTAGCGGCAGCAAATCCAAGGTTTAGAATTACTGATACAGACGGTGGTTATTCAGAAATCTCAGGTAATGGTGGACATTTAACCCTTCAAGCTGATGCTGGTAATACTCAAGGTGGCACAAGAATTGTTTATGAAATAGATGCTGATGAAAAAATGAGAATAGACTCAAATGGTCAACTGCTAGTAGGAGGCACTACCAGTTCTCCTAGTAATGTTAAAAACAGTCATTTTTGGTACAGGAAATGCAAGTTTAGTTTACAACTCAGGACACACTGGTCTACATATAAACAATGAAAACGCAACTGCTGGAAGCGGAAATTTTGGTGCTGGTATTTCTTTTGGTAGAAATGGAGGTGCTAGTGATGACCAATCAGCAGCAATAGTTCCTTTTCAAAACTCATCAGACGAAGACCAAGTTGGTTTAGCATTTTTTGTACATGGTTCAAGCACACGTACCGCTAATCTTTCAGAAGCCATGAGAATAGACTCAGCAGGAAATGTTGGAATTGAACTGGTAGTCCACAACAAAGATTAACTGTAGGTGATGGTTCAGGCTCAGAATTAATATCTATTTATGCAGGAGCAACTGGTGCATCAGGCATACATTTTACAGATACGAATACATCAGGAGATGATTTTCAAGGCTTTGTAACATACGACCATTCTTCTGATGCTTTAAGATTTGGTACAGCAGAAGCTGAAAAAGCAAGAATAGACTCATCAGGTAACTTGCTTGTGGGTAAGACTGATACAACACTAGGTAGTGCAGGTATTGAAAATAGAGCAGATGGTAGAATCACAAGCACACGTTCAGGCAATACTAATTTAGTTTTAAATAGACTTAGCTCAGATGGTACGTTATAGCGAACTCTAGCATTTATTATTGCAGCAATTTAATTTAAGGAGAATAATATGGCAATTGGATATACTTGGGACGTTTCAACAGTTGATACTTACCCAACACTAGATAGTAATGCAGACGTTGTTTATAACGTGCATTGGAGATTAACAGCAGAAGACGATGCTAATCAGGATGCTGATGGTAACAACTGGACTGCTACATCATACGGAACACAATCTGTAGATACTTCAGACTTGTCAAGCTTTACAGCTTTTGCAGATTTATCTGCTTCAGACGTACAAGGTTGGGTTGAAGCAGGATGGGTGCTGATGACTGTAACAGCTATGAAGTCTGCTTAGATGCTCAAATCGCATTACTTATCACACCAACATCCGTTACTAAAACAATCGGATAAAAACACTATGGAACTAACACCTTATTTATTTTGGAATATCTTTATAACTTTGGTGTTAGCACCAGTGCTTTACAGCATTAGACAAAACACAGAAGAGGCTAAACGCCTCGACATACTCTTAAACAAAACTCGTGAAGAGATAGCAAGAGAGTACGTAACCAAAAACGAAGTTAAAGATGACATGGGAATCCTCATGGATAGGATAGATAAAATCGGAGAAAAGCTTGACAAACTCTTTGAAGTCAAGTAAAATAGGTATAAAACACTATGAAAAAGAAATACAAACAAACATATAAATCTAAAAGACAAGACTATCGTAAAGGTGGTAGAGTACAAAAAGCTAAAGGTGGTGTAAATACTAAACCTGCTGAACCTGATGATAGGTTAGATAAAATTAATAAACCTAACAGACCTGTAGCTCAACCTGCACAACCAAGTCTTAGAAAGCAAAGAGAAATAGAATTACAAAATATGGCTGGTAAAACTATTAATGTAGGACCAGAGGGTTTAAAAAGTAATAGACCCAGAAATGCACAAGATGCGGTAGTACAACCTTCACAAACTCTTCTAAGAAGACCAACAACCGGTAAAGGCAATGAAGAAATATCAATAGGCGGTATTGGTGGTGGTAATGTACAACCTACTCCTACTATAACAAACGGGAATGAACCTGTAGTAATAGGAGACATACCGGGTATTGGTACAGGTGGCTACACTCCTCCATACACACCTCCTGTAACTCCTCCATATACTCCTCCATATACTCCTCCAGTAACTCCACCAGTAACACCTCCGGGTGAAGCTGATTTAACAGCTAAACAAAAAGCAGAACAACTGATACAACAAGACATTACTATACCTGCTCCTAAAGAAGTTGAGGTAGGAGAATTAGGTGTTGCTAAGACTATGGCAGAAAGAGAAGCTATCAAAGCTGAAACTGCTGAAGTAGGCGTTGCACCAGAAGCTAAATTAATGGAAGATATAGCTACTGCACAAACTCCACAAGAGATAGAAACAGCTACTATAGAAGCTTTTACAGTAAATCAATCTCCAAATGTTCAAGCAGCTATTCAAGAATTAACTCCAGAAGTAAAAGAAAGAATAACTTCAAAAGTTCAAGAAGCTTCTTTAACAAGTCCTGCAGTAGCTGCTCAAGTTGCTAAAGAGGAAGTTGAAGCTGCGTTATCTCCTGAAGTTAAAGGAGAGTTAAGAGATATTTCTCAAGTTCCTACCATAGCTCCAAAAGAAAGAATTGAAATGGAAGAAGTTCCAGAAGCTGAAGCAGCTACAAGAGTAGCAGAAGTCATAGGTCAAGACGCTATTAACAGTTTAAATGCTTTAGCTGGAGACAGAGGTGTTGCCTTAGAAAATTTACCAGAATATAAAACTGTAAGACAAAGTATTGCTCAAAAAGGTGAAGCAGCAACTAGAGAATATGTAAATAGATTAGGATTAGCTCCAGTAGAAACAGCAGCAACTAGAGAAGGTATTACTATAGATAAAGCTCCTGAAGGTACTGCAGCTACTATACAACAACAAGAAGATTTAAAAGCTGCTGAACGTCAAGAAAGACAAGCTGAGTTTTTAAAAGCTCCAGATGCTGCTCAAGTAACTCCTACTGGAGAAGCTGTAGTAGCTGATAGAACAGCAGTTACTGGAAAAATTTTAGAAGAAGCTACAGCTCAAGAAACAGACGTAACAAAATTACCAAAGTATGAAGTAGCAGCTCAAAGAACTGCACAAGTTGCAGAAGCAGCTACAAGAATTGCACAAGAGCTTGGAACAGCTCCGAGTAAAGATGCAGCTACTAGAGAAGCTATAACATCTGATGGGGTTGTAAAAGGTGATGCTGCTCAAATAGGTGGTGTACCTACGTTTGAAGCTGCATCAAGACAAGCAGTAACTAAAGAAGCTCGTAAAGCTGCAGCAGCAGATATGATGGAAGTGGTAGGTGAAATACCTCCAGAAATAACTGCAGCAGTATTAGAAGACCCTGCAACGGTAGAAGCTCAGTTAGATACTCAACCTGTTAATGTTCAAGCAGCAGTAGCAGCACTTCCACAAGAAGCTTTAGTATCTACACAGATGGAAGGTTTACTTTCTGGAATAGAAGAAAATAAAACTCCTCTATGGGCTAAACCTGCTGTAGATGCAGTTAATGCAATGATGGCTCAAAGAGGTTTAAATGTTTCAACAGTTGGTAGAGATGCTTTGTTTAATGCTATTATTCAAAGTGCTATGCCTATAGCACAAAGCAATGCACAAGCTTTACAACAAAGAGCTTCACAAAATTTAAGTAACGAACAACAAGCAAACTTACAAGAAGCTAGTCAGGTTATGCAACAAAGAATGACTAACTTATCTAATCAGACAAACAGCAGCTTCACAGACTGCACAAATGGCACAACAGATTGTGTTGAAACAAGGTGAGTTTGACCAACAAGCAGTCATGACTACAGCTCAACAAGGGCAGCAAGTTAGAATGACTAACATTCAAAACGCTCAACAAAGAGCTTCTCAAGAATCTTCACAAAGACAACAAGTTGCTATAGCTAATTTAGATACTGGTACTAAAATGGACCTTGCAAATCTTGAGCAGCTTAACGCAGCTTCAAGAGAAACCATGTCTGCAGAACAACAAGGTAGACTTACAGAGTATCAAGCTAAAATAAATAAAGAAGTTAGACAAGCAGAGCTTGAGCAAGATATGGAAAAAGCTAACCTAGAAACAGGTTTAAGAGTAGAGTTAGCTAATTTAACTGAACAAAATGCTACAGATAGAGCTAGTATGTCTAACGAGCAACAAATGAAGTTGGCAGAATTAAATGTTCTTGTAGACTTTAAAAAGACTAATGCTAATTTAGCACAGCAAATGGACATGGCAAATATGTCTAATGAGCAGCAGATAGAACTGGCTCTGCTAAAAGAAAAGTCAGAAGTTAATGCTGCAAACTTTACAGTTGAGAATCAGTTTAGATTAGAAAGCTTAACAAGAGCTTCACAATTTTTATCTCAGAATGCAACTTTTAGACAGCAAACAGAGTTAGCAAATTTAGACGCTAACGAAAGAATTAACATAGCTAACTTAACAGCTCTTAACGATGCTTCTAGAGATAATTTAAATAAAGACCAACAAACTGAACTAGCTAATTTAAATGCTAAGTTAAGGGAAAATACTTTAAACGCTGAATTAAAACAACAAATTGTTAGTCAAACATTTAGTCAATCTCAACAAACAGAACTAGCAAACTTAGAATCTTTAAACAGAGCAGACTCTGAAAACCTTAATGCAGAACAACAAGCTAAGTTAGCTGAGTATAATGCTGATATTCAAATTAAGATTAGACAGGCTGAATTAGAACAGCAAATGGAACAGGCTAATCTTGATAGCTCTTTAAAAGTTGAACTATCAAATCTATCAGAACTTAACTCAACTGATAGAGCTAGTATGTCGAATGAACAGCAGATGAGGTTAGCTAATCTAAATAATTTAGTAGATTTTAGAAAAACTAACGCTACTCTAGCTCAACAAATGGATTTAGTTAATTTGGGTAATGAGCAACAGATGGAAATTGCAGAGTTGCAAGAAAAATCTAGAGCTGATGCTGCTAATTTTAGTACAGAAAATCAATTTAGATTACAAGAGTTACAAACTACAGTTCAAGTATTATCACAGAATGAGCAATTAAATCAACAAGCAGATTTAGCTAAGTTGTCAATGAACGAAAGAATATCTTTGGCAAATCTTACAGCTAAAAATCAAGCTGATAGTGAAAGCATGACTGCTGAAAATCAAATTGAGTTAGCTAATCTAAATAAGAAGATGAGAGTTTCTGAAGTTAATGCTAACTTAGCACAACAAATGGGACTTGCAGAGCTTTCTAATGAACAACAAACTGCAATGACTAATGCTCAAATCAATGCTAATATGGACATGGCTAACTTTAATGCAGAACAACAAACTGCTTTAGCTAATAGTAAATTTATGCAGACAGCTACACTTGCAAATCTTAATAACGAGCAACAGTCTGTAATGCAAAATGCTACAGCTATGGCTTCAATGGACTTAGCTAATTTAGATACTCAAACTAAAATTCAAGTAGAGAACGCAAGAAACTTTTTACAGATGGATATGGCTAATCTTAAATAATAAGCAACAGGCTAACATGCTAACTGCTCAACAAGAACAACAAAGACTGTTATCTAATCAAGCTGCAGAAAATGCTGCATCTCAGTTTAATGCTACATCTGAAAATCAAAAAAATCAATTTATGACAAGTTTAGCTGCTCAAGTAGACCAGTTTAATAAAGCTCAGATAAATACTTCAAAACAGTTCAATGCTCAACAAGAAAATGCTAGAGATGCTTTAGAGTTTCAAGTAGAAGCTGATTTAGAAAAAGCTAATGCTGCTATGGTTAATCAAGTTAATCAGTTTAACGAGCAGACTGCTTTTGAAAGAGATAAGTTTAATACAGCTAATGCTCAAGCTATAGAACAAGCTAACTTATCATGGAGAAGACAAGCCAATACAATTAACACTGCTGCAGCTAATCAAGCTTCTATGCAAAACGCTATGAACTCATTTAACTTAAGTTCACAAGCTTTATCATTCTTATGGCAGGAATCAAGAGACCAAGCTAATTATACTTGGCAGTCTTCAGAAAATGAAGAAAACAGAAAAGCTCAACTATATGCACAAGCGTTAGCTAACGAAGGTGGTTCAGCAAAAGATTGGAGTCAAAATATTAACTCTATAGGTACTTTAATAAGTAGTATATTCGGCAGTAAATAAATATAACAGGAAAAGACATGGGATTTCTTAGAAAAAAAATAAAACAAATAGGAAGAGGAATTAAAAAAGTAGGTAAAAAGTTTAAAAGCTTAATAGGTAAAATAGCTAAACCTTTTGCTAAACTGGGAGTAATAGGACAAATTGCTTTAGGATTTGTAATGCCTTGGGCAGCCGGTGCTATTTTTAAAGGGCTTGGTACATTGGGTACAGCGATGGCAGGAAGTAGTAATTTATTTGTTAAAGCTGCAGGTACAGTAATGAAAGGAGTACATTGGGGAGCTACTAAAATAAAAGGAGCTTTTAGTACTGTTACTGATGCTATTAAAGGCGGATTAGAAACTGTCACTACTAAAGCTAAAGATTTATTTGGTATTAATGCTGATGTTTCAGATTTAGTTAAAAATTCTCCTGATATGAAAGAGTTTGATTTTGGTAAAACTCCATATGATAAAGCTGTAGAAGATGTAGTAACTTCACAAACTGTAGAAGGACAGTTAGCTAAAACAGTTCCTGAGTCTTTATTAGATACGAAAGTTAAAGATGTAGTTACAGAAGCAGGAGAAAAAACTTTACTGGAGCAAGTAAAAGAAAAAGGTAAAGAAGCTATTTTAGATATACCAAGTAAAATTACTACAGGAGTTGTTTCAGGAGTTCAAGAAGGTGTTGCAGCTTCTATATATCAACCAGACGTTGAGTATAATGCAGAGGTAGCAGACTTTTTAAATGCCAATGCTTATCAAGGATACACTACTTATAATGAAGTAGATTTTACAAAGTTAAATCAAATAAACGATGAGGTAGGAGCTTCTGGAGGTATTTATGGAGGACCTATACATACTGTATCTGTAAGTAACGATACTTCGTTTGGAGGAGACTCCTTCTTTTTAAATAATGTTTTAGGAGCAAGATAATGGCTAACAAAGTTGAATATAAAGATTTTGACCAACAAGGTTTAGAATTTTTAGCTAATAATGGAAGACCTATACCCGGTTCTTCTTTAACTAACAGTCCTGAAAGTCCTTATCCTTGGGAAAAAGCTCCTCAGTTTGTAGAAATACAACCTGCAATAGATTCTTTATTTGTTGAATTATCTGAACCTGAAGCTTACCATTCATTAATGGACTTGGTTAGAAACGAAGTTCCTGTAGGAGATATAGCACAAGTTATACTAACAGATGGTTTTCAAAAAGGAATGTGGAATCCAGACTTAATGCTTTTACTTGTTGAGCCTACTATGTACATGATTATAGCTTTTGCAGAAAAAGCAGGTATACAAGAATACATTACTTATGAGGGTGAGCAAGATGAGCCTGAAGATGAAGATGAGCAAATATCCCAAATAAGTCAAATAACAAAAATAGCTGAAGATAAAATAGTATCTAAAGTTAAATCAGGAGTACTTCCTAAAGAAATAGAAGAAAGATTAGAGCAGTTTACTCCACCAGAACAACCAAGTTTATTAGAAAAACCAGAAACAAGTCAACCAGAAAGTTTATTAGATAGAGAGGAATAACATGGCAATAGAACAATTAGGTGAATCTTTATTATCTCAAGCAAAAAAGAGAAGAAAGAAAGAAGAAAAAAAGGGTAAATTTTTTGGAGCAGCTTTGTTAGGTGTTCAAGTCGGTAATATGGTTTTACGTAAACAAGCTCAGAAAAGAGCTGATGAGTTTTGGAAAAGTAATATTGGTTTAATAGATAATAAATCAAAACAGTTTAGAGCAGGTATTAATTTTTGGACTGACCATAATAGTATGATGAAAGGTTATGGTATGGGTACATCTGATAAAGATTGGAAAAATGCTTTTAAACAAAAACAATATGATATGTATAAACAAAGAGAACTAGGAAAATCTAAAGTTTCTGAATTAAACGCTGAAAAAATAAAACAGTTTGAAGACACAGTTAATCCTTTGATACAAGATGACCTTAATGGATACGAGCAAAAATTAGAACTATTTAAAAACTTTGAAAATATTAAAGATACTGCAGAGAATAAAAAATTATTCTTAGCTCCAACAACTAATAAACTTGTAGAGGCTCAGAAAATAATAAAAAGTGAAGCTAACGTAGGAAGCTATGTACTAGATAAACTTGGTTTTAGAGAAAGAGGAATGGAAACTGTTAGTGTTGAAGGACAAGATATACTACTACCTAAAAGAATGACTTCTCAACAAAAACAAGTAATAGTAGATAATTTAAAATTAAATAAAATATATCTAAAAAACCTTGATGATATTGAAAAAACTGTTAAGTATACTCCTTTTACAGACGAACAAATTGCACAGTTTGTTAGTACATCAAGTTGGAAATCTAAACCTCCTTCAGATTTAGAAAACGCTTTTAATAATGCTATAAATAAAGAACCAACTTCTGTGTTTTATCAGCAAAAATATTCTACTTCTTTATCAGATAATACACTGAGTATAGATAAAATATATAGGGCTATGACAAAAGGCGATAAGGGTGAGAATACAGTAGAACGTGCAGATTTATTTAAAAGTAATGTTTTAAGTTTTGCTGTTGAAGCTAGAAAACAATATGAAGCAGTACCTGAAAATAGAGGAAAATTAAAAAGCCCAGATTATTTTTTAAATATAGGTTTAACTGAGTATATTAATACTACTGAGCTTATGTCAGAAAAAACAAAAGAAGATTTAAACTTAAGAAAAAAAGAACAAATAAATAGAGAGTTTATGAATTCAGAAATTCAAGTTGGAGAAAATAAAGTTACTCCTTTACAAATTCAAAAAGCTTTTTTAAGTGGTAAATATAATCAAGAGCAAAAAGAAAACTTATATATGCAAATAGTTAAACAATTTGAAAACATTCCACAAGCTCAAGGATTTTTAAACAATTTAGAAAGTTCTATTTTTGAAGAAGAAAAAACTAAACAAACACTTTCTCCTTTTTTTCAATACGAAACAAAATTTAGAAAAAATCCATTATCTTAATTAACTCACTATGACAGATTTATATTCTCAATTTATAAAGAATGCTTCTTTACAGTCTCCTTATCATGAAGAAGACGATGAATTTTTAGCTAGAGAAGAAGAAAACAATGAAAGAATAAAAGAAGAACAAAGAAAAATTGAAGAACTTCAAAAAACTGAGCAAGAAAAGCTACAAGACATACAAGATGTTACTAAAGAAAAACCTGTAGAAGGCGTTGATTTATATTCTAACTTTATAAAAGATGCCTCTGAGATACAACAAGGTTCTGGCTTAGATGATATTTCTAGTGGTAGAAAAGTGAAGTTTGGAGCTGCTCAAGAACCTTCAATATTAGGAAGTTTATATAGATTATCAAAAGCAGGAATAGAATCTTTAGCTTCTGATGAAAGTTTTACTGAAGCATCTCAGAGAATAGAATCTGATAGACAACAAAAAATATATAAAGAGTTTCCAGAGTTTTATGGTAGAGAAGAGGACTTAACAGTACTAAGCGGTAGAATGGGTGTTGCAGTTGCAGACCCTGTTACATTTTTTATACCTTGGGTTAAGGTAGCTAAAGCCGGTAGAATAGCTACTATAGCTACAGGTTCAACTGTTGCAGGTGGAGAAGCTTTGTTACGTGAAAAAGCTTTATACGGTGAAATAAGTCCTACAATAGTTGCGGCTTCTGCTGGATTAGGAGGAGCAAGTTCAGCTTTAGGTTCTCTGATTGCAAATAGATTAGGTTCTAATAAAATAAATCAAACTGTTAATTCTATAGATGAAAACGGTAATGTAATTAAAACAAAAGTTATAGATGCTTCTACACCTACAACTCCAGCTTTAAACAATAAAACTGTAGATGAGCTTAATATTATTTCTAAAGAAATATATGAAGAAAATCAACCAGTTATTCAATCTATGTCAAATAATTTTGAATCTGTAGGAGCTGCTTATAGTAAAATAGATTTAATAAAAAAAGAAAATGCTGACATTCAAAATATTTTAGCTCCTCATTTACATCAAATGAAACAGTTGAGGAAAAATCATATTGTATTTGATTCTAAAAATAAAATAGTTTTCAAGCCTTCTAAAACAATAAATGTTAAGCAAGGTGAGAAGATGTATAAACAACTTCAACAAAATAAACAAGAATTAAAAGGTTTAAAGAAAGAAATAAACCAAATTAATTTTGTAAAACAACCAGAAGACACAGCTATAGTAGGTGTCGAATCTTTATATAAAGCTTATCAAAAAGGTTTACTAGAAGGTAAGGTGGGAGAGGGTTTAACTAAAGCATTGGTACATGAATTAACTCGTCCTTTACTAGGAGCTACTAGCGGAGGCTTGGTTGGCATTTATTTATCAGATGAAAATACTAATGAAGCTATGTATAAAGGAATTGCTGTTGGAGCTTTTCTAGGAGCTTTCTCTAAAAGATTAGAGTTATCTAAATATAAACTATCTGATAAAGTAAAACAAACAGCCAATAACGAAGCAGTTAAAATTTTTAGAGATAGTAATATGAACGCTATGAAAAGATTATTTTCTTCTAGCCATGCTGCAGTTTTACAATCTCGTAATCCTATACTTCAAAAGTTTGGATTAGATTTTTTAAGAAACCAAGGAGCTTCTTTAAAAACTGGACAAACGTTACAAGAATCTGTAGAAGAATTAGCTGATAAATCTTTTGACCATTTTAAAATAAAGTTATTTAGTATCCTAGGAACTACTGACGATTCTACTATAGAAGCAGCAGGAAGACTACTACAGCAAAAGAACATGCCTTCTTCTGCTAAATCTTCTTTTTTAAAAACTGGAGATTTAAATAACACTAAAGCTAAAACATTAGCAGACGAACTGTTTAAACTAAACGTAAGTTTTAAGACTTATATGAAAAAAGCAGGAGTTGAATTTACAGAACAAGACTCTTATGGTTTAACTCAAATATTTGATAGAAACAAAATAGATGAATTAGGTTTTGATAAAGTAGTTTCTATTCTAAAAGATTCTTTTAAATTACAAAGCGTTAAGTATAAAGGTAAAAAAGTTCCTGGGTTTTCTAAAGTAGATAGTAAAGGAAATTTACTACCTATTAAAGTCTTAACAGATAAACAAGCAGAAGGTTTAGCCACTTCTTATATAATGTCGTCTGATAATGTGAGAAGACAGTTAGTTTTAGATTCAGACAGGCTTCTAGACCAAGACGTAATGAAATCTTTTATTAAGAACAATGGTAAGGTAGTTGATAAAAACGATACTATAATACAATCAGCTAGGTTTTTTGAAAATGAAAGAGTTTTGTTTGACCAAGAAGCTAGAGCTTTAGCTAAAGATTTATTTATTCAAGACCCAATAGCTACAAATTTAAGTTTGTTTGATAACTCAATAAGAGTAGCTGAGTTTGCTAGGAGGTATGGAACTAAAGGTCAAGGTATACAAAATTTAAAAAAACAATTAGGTAGTTACTATAGTTCTATAGATAAGAATTGGAAAACAAATTCATCTTTACAAAAACTTTATACAAATGATTTGGAAGATATTAGTAACACAGTTAATTCTTATTTTAAAGTTTTAGATGCTGATAAAATGCCTAAAGGAGAATTACAAAGAAGTTTTATCCTCAGTCTACAAACACTATTAGCAACCACTAAACTTACTAAAGTAGCTTTACCGTCTTTAGGTGATACCATTCAAACTATACAGAATAGTGGATTTAAAGCTGGGTGGAACTCTGCTGTTAGGAAAATAACTGGCGGTCCAAAGTTTTCTAAAGAACTAGCTTTAAGAGTAGAGGGAGACGAAGGATTTTTTGGAAGAGTTTTTTCAGGAAGACAGTATAATGGTGCCTTAGAAAGAGAGTTACAAAACTTTTCAATAGATGCTAATACTAGATATCAAAAAGGTTTAGTAGAGTTTCAAAGAAAATTTTTTGAAGCAATACAACTAGGTAGAGTTACAAGATTTGCTAGAGAGTTTGCATATGATGCTGGTGCTTTCAGAGCTTTTGATTTAAGTAAAGAGGCTGTGAGAAAAGGAACTTTAAAAGGCTCTAAAACTAGAGAGATAGATTTAATGGGTTTAAATACTGAAAACATTAATTATTTAGGTAAGTTTAAAAACATTGATGAAGCTTATGAAGATAAGATTGGTAAAGTATTAATTGACAGAGCAGGTAGAAGGTCTGCTGATAGAGATGCTTTACTGCCTCAAATAGGTAACAGAAGATTATTTGCTCAAAGTAAAAATCCTTGGATAAAATTAGCAGGTAGTTTTTTATCTTGGGCTATGGCTAAAGGAAGTCAAACAAATGCTTTAGTAAGAAGGATTGAAGAAGGGGACGGTAAGTTAGCTATGATGATGTTAGGTACTTTACCTTTATATGCAACAGTTAGAGATTTGTATGTAGCTGTAAATCCTAGTAAAGATTTTAGAGAAGACCACGGTCAATTTTATTCATCATTAAAAGAAAAAGACTTAGAAAAATTAACAGAAGCTATGGCTGATTCAGCAGTATTTTCAGGTCAAACTATGCCTTGGTATTTAGATAAAATATTAAACTCTTTTAAATTTTACGGTAACGATGCTATAGAAACAATTTATCCTGCTGCTGGATTATTAAATGATTTATATGCTGGTACTCAAACTGTAGGTAAGGGTAAATTTTATACAGGTGGAGTTGATTTAGTAGAAACTGTTGTTCCTTTTGGTAAGGATATAATGAGGAGTGAAGTTATAGGAGAACAACTTACTGAAACAGGAACTACTTTAAAAGAAGCTGCTAAGATTAAACAAGAAGATATTGTTCCTTTATCTAAATATGCAACAGGCGGATTAGTAAAAGGCAAAGACGATGTACCATATACTAAAGAAAACCCTGCTGATAGAGTAGACCCTAACACAGGTAAACCTTACTCTGACCAAATGGCTAGGTTGGGATTGTCTGAAGGTGGAAGTGTAAATCCTAACGTATTACAAATTAATAACTTACTTAAAGAGTTGGGATATTCTAAAGAAGCAAGAGCTGCTAAGTTAGGTAATATAGGAGTAGAGACAGGTTATACTTATGACTACCAACAAAAACAAAAGAACGGTAAAGGATACGGTTTATATCAATTAGATTTTCAAAGACCTTATTATGATAAGTATTTAGAAAATAATAAACTTGAAGATTCTGCAGCTAGTCAAGTTATGTTTACTCATGAAGTTTTAAAAGGTAATGATAAAGTTATGGGAATGAATACTAAAGACAGAAAAGCTTTGCAAGAAGCTTTAGGAAGTAAGGATGTTAGTTTTATAACACAGATGTTTTCTGAAAAATATGAAAAACCCGGAGTTCCTCATTTAGAAAAAAGAATAGCAGAATGACTACTTTACACAGAGATACAACTTGAAAAGCTTATAAAGTCTACAGGATACACCAGATAGAAAAAGACTTAGGCTTTATGCAGTTAGAAGAATTTAGAATACTATACGAAGACTTATGGCGGATGTAGTGTAATGGGTTTTCCGTTTGAAATAATAACTATGCTTGGCTCTACTGTACTTGGTGGAGTTATGAGTGTCTGGGCAGAGAGTCGTAAGGCTAAACAAGACAACACAGAAGTTACTTATAACACGTGGCGAGTTTGAAATGAAAGCTCGTAAAGCTGCAAGAGATGTTAAAGATAAAGGATTCCAGTGGACAAGAAGAATCATAGCACTAACATCAGTGTTTGCTATTGTTGTGTTACCTAAACTTGTAGCTGTTTATTATCCTAATGTAGATGTTACTGTAGGTTATACAAACTTTCAACCGGGATTCTGGTTCTTTAAAGAAGGTAGAGATGTATTTGAATGGATAACTTTTCAAGGCTTGGTAATAACACAATTAGATACCAACCTAGTATCAGCTATTATAGGTATGTACTTTGGTGGTAGTTTAGTTAAGAAGTAATATGAACGATTGGGTACAAGCTATAGAGACTATAGGTATACCGGCAGCAGGTGCAGCAGGGTTAGGATATCTTGTATGGGTACTTTTAAATCTTTAATAGCAGACATACATAAGAAGTTAGATACGCAACACGGTATGATAGTTGCATTAATAGATAGAATAAGACAGATGGATAACGACATGATTAGAATAGATGCTATGTGTCGGGCAGCAATGGGTTTAAAACCCGATATAGATAGGATAGCGAGAGCAGATGGAAAGAAAGACCAACGAAAAGATTAATAAGAAAATATTACAAGTAGTTAATCTTTCTCCAAGTGAATCTTGGATAGAAAAAATTGTAGATATACACCCGATGAAACAAATTACTGTAGCTTCTATTGTACAAGTAGTAGTGTTTGGTTTTATGTTATTTATGCTTTTGGATAAACGATAAATTTTAAAGCATTATGAAATTAAAACCAACATTTAAAAGTGAAAAACTTAAGGAACTGCAAGTTCTGTATGTTCTTTTGGTCTATGTTAATTATGTTTTGGTCTGTAGGAAGTATTGCAGATGAAGTAGTATTTAAGTTTAAGAGTCCTAGCTTTAGTGGTGTGAACACTAGCTCACATTATCTTACAATTCAGAACCAAGAGTTCAATCGTAAAGCAGCTCTTGAAAGCAGAGATAAAAGCTTTACAAGACCAGATAGAAAGAGACAAAGAGAATACAACACTTGCAAGGTTTATAAGAAACTTAGAATCTAGAATATACTCACAGTTATCAAGACAGTTAGTAGAAAACTTGTTTGGAGAGACTCCTTCTGATAGTGGTACATTAACTTTAGAAGGCAATACAATTGTTTACAATGTAGAAGATGGAATAATAACTTTAACTATAACGGATAGTGATGGCAATACAACGACTATATCTTTGCCTGTTGGTAACTTTACTTTCTAGTTGTGCAGTAGTACAAGAGAGTGGAGATTTAGTTTTAACTAAAAAAGTCCAGTCTAGTTCTACATTAGATTTACAATCAGAAGAGTTAAGAAATTTACCACCAGCTAAAATAAGACCAACGATAGCTATATACCCTAATAGTTTTAGGGATTTAACAGGACAGACGAAGAAGTAACAGTACCTTTGCTTTGTTTAGTACTGCTGTAACACAAGCACCTGAAGCTTTTCTTATTAGAGCTTTTAAGCATACAGCAGGTGGAAAGTTTTTTAGAGTTGTAGAACGTGTAGGTTTAGATGACCTAACAAAAGAAAGACAACTCATACGTAGTACACGTAAAGATTTTAAAGAAGATAATAAGATGCAACCACTGTTATTTGCAGGGTTGTTAGTCCAAGGTGGAGTGATTAGTTATGAAGCTAATCTAAAATCTGGAGGTTCTGGTGCAAGGTACTTAGGTATTGGTACAAGTAAACAGTTTAGAGAAGACACAGTTACTATATCTTTAAGGTTAGTATCTGTATCTACTGGTGAAGTTCTTATGGAAACATTAGTATCCAAAAGCATTTTATCTACAAGTGTTTCTCAAGATGTATTTCGTTTTATTGAGACTGGCACAGAGCTAGTAGAAATAGAAGGTGGTATATCAGAGAATGAAAGTGTTTCTATAGCTTTACAAAAAGCTGTAGAGACTGGAGTGTTAAATATTATAAATATTGGAATAGAGAGAGGCTATTGGAAATATGAACAAAATAAAATTAATAAGCCTAGTTGTGATGATGAGTGCATCGCTGCTATACGGGGCTGACAACGAAATATACATAGACCAATCAGGTGCTACGTTTAATTAGATGCTGAACAGTTAGGTTCAGGTAACATTATAGGTGGAGCAGATGCAATTGCTGGTACTATGACTGCACTTAGACTTAGATGGTGGTACACAGACTATTGATATTAATCAAATAGGGTCAAACAATAAGTTCTTAGGAGATATTACTGCTGATAACTTTGTAGGTTTTTGGGAGTTTGATGGTTCTACTAACGTGTTTAATGTACAGATAGACCCTACTAATACTTATGGTGCTGATGGTTCTAATGTTAATGTAGATGTAACAGGTGGTACAAATACTTTTACACTTGACTTAGCTACAACATCTTTAGCAAGTAATGCAGATATTGATTGGATTATAGATGGTAGATGGTAACACATTTGATTTTAATATTAATAACGCTGATGCAACCAATGATGTAAATGTAGATGGTAACGATAATACTGTAAACTTTACAGGTCAAGGTTATGCAGGTGGTTACTTTAAGTTAAATCAAACAGGTAACTCTAGAACATTTAACATACAACAACTGAGTACTTTAGACAATGACTGGTTACAAATTACATCTACTGGTTCTAGTGGCACTATTTGTGTCATTCAAAACGATGGGGGAACAGCAGTCGGTTGCTAATATAGGCAACATAACTGAACTAAACGGAACAGGTAGAGTTGTAAGAGATGAAACCTTCCAAGCCTCTCTAGACCTTAGACATCAACAGCTACGATAATGTCCAAACTTCTAACGGGAGATTGGGCATTACTTTTTTAGATGACAGTCAAGTTAGATTGACTGAGCATTCTGAATTAATTATAGATGAATTTATCTATGACCCTGACCCTTCTAAGTCTAAGATGGCTTTACAATTTGCTAGTGGTACTGCAAGATTTATCACAGGTAAGTTAGCACTATAGATAAAGAAAATATATCTATACAAACTCCAAGTGCTACGATAGGTATTCGTGGTACAGACTTTACTGTAACTGTAGATGAGTTAGGTAGAAGTCTAGTTATATTATTACCAGACGATGACGGTCTTCCAAGTGGAGAGATTGTTGTTGCAACAGCTATGGGACAGGTAGTTCTTAACAAGCCTTACCAAGCTACTACAGTTTCTATGTTTGAAACTAAACCAACTAATCCCGTTATCCTTGACTTGACCCTTGAGTTAATTGATAACATGTTAATAGTAAATACACCACAGGAAATAAAACAGAATGAAGGACAAGATGGAGGGAGTAACACTAATCTTCTTGATGTTGACTTCCTTGAGTTTGATGATTTAGAAACAGACTATCTTGCAGAAGATGAATTTAGAGTTTACAGAGTTAGACATTAATTATCTTGATGTAAACTTTCTTGAAGACTTGTTAGACATTATAGAAGATGTAAACGAGCTAGACCAAACTTCAACACTTTTAAAAACTGATATAGATTTAAAAGGTACTAAATTGGTTACGATAGTGAGACACAGATAAATACTTTTATGACTGATAACGTCATAACATTTTACAAAGCTTTAGAAGATACTATTAAATTAGATTTAGATAAATCAAATGCTTACACTATTGTAATGATACAAAACGGTAAGAGTACACAGATAGTTGTCAACGGTGGTGGTAACTCTACCATAACTATAACACAAGGAGACTAACATGAAGTGGGCAATTACCTTATTAACTCTATTAACTTTGCCTCTCCTCTTCAACAGTGTACCATTAGAAGTACTAAGACTCAAAACCTTTGATGCTCTAGTACAACTCCAGAGTCCTACCGGATACTTTACAATCCTCAACATTGACGAACAATTCCTAGATGAACAGGGTGGATATCCCCTGCCTAGAGAAACACTTGCAAAGATTCACAACGATATAATAAACTGGTGCATTAGGTGTTGGTTGGGTTATGTTATTCCCACATGCAGATAGACTAGGTGGAGATGATGAGTTCTCTAAAGCTTTACAAAGCTCTCCAAGTGTTATAGCTATGCCAGAAGTAAACAATGGTAACTATCCAAAGACAGTTGGTACAGTTATCAAAGGACCAATAGTATCTTTACCAAAAGCTCAAGGCTTTTTAGAGAACATAGAGCCTTTAAAACAATCAGCTAATCAAGGTGCTATATCTGCACCAGTAGATGTAGATAATTTAGTAAGGCGTATACCTTTACTACAACAAACTAATAATGGGTGGGTCGCTTCGTTTGGAACGGAAGTTTTAAAAATACTAGGAGGTGGTCGAACTTATCAGATTGTCACAAATCTGAATGGAATAGAACAGGTTAGAGTGAGAGGCATTCCACCCATTGCCACAGATAGTCTTGGTCGTAAATGGATTAGTTGGGTTGATACACCACAGACTACACTAGAAGAACTGAATGTAGCTAATAAGTTTGTGTTTGTAGGATTCACAGCTAAAGGAATATCTCCACAACTTGCAACACCTGTAGGGTTATTAGAACCTCATAAAATACAAGCAGCTCTATCAGAAAGTATGTTAATGGATACACCACAGATACCAGACTATAGATTGTTTGTTGAACTATTATTATTATTAGTCTCAGGCTTACTCACAGCTCTTGCAATAATTATCTTGGTATCACTAAGGGTGTTGTATCATTCTTAGGTTTGTTCTCTCTTATGGGATATATGGAGTATCACTTTGTAAGCTCTAATATCTTGATAGACTTTACATGGAGCTTGATAAGTATGACACTTATTGCTACCCTACAATTCTATTTAAACTTTAGAACACAATTCAAACTTAGACAGCTTATCAAGAAACAGTTTGAACATTACCTTGACCCAAGACAAGTCAAACAACTACAAGATAATCCTGAGCTTTTGAAGTTAGGAGGAGAACGAAGACGTTGTACGTTTTTATTTACAGACGTTAGAGGCTTTACAAGTTTATCAGAGACTTTAGAACCTGAACAAGTTACAGAGATAATGAATAAAGCACTAACCATACAAGCTAATGCAGTTAAAGAGTATGGTGGTATGGTAGATAAATATATAGGAGATGCAATGATGGCTATCTTTAATGCACCTATAGACCTAGAACAACACGAAACCAAAGCAATTCAAACAGCCTTGAAAATAAAACAAGATATGGCTGAAGCCGATTTAGGAATAGAGATAGGTATAGGGATAAATACAGGAGAGGCAGTAATAGGTAATATGGGAAGTGATACAAGGTTTGATTACTCTGCAATTGGTGATGCTGTTAATCTAGCAGCAAGGCTAGAAAGCTCTACTAAAGAAGTAGGAGAGGATATAGTAATTGGGTACACCACAGCTATGAACTCTGATATACCCACTAGGTATCTAGACCCTATAAAAGTAAAGGGTAAGAAAGATGAGATTATTATTTACACTACTTTAGAACATTAAGTTCTCTTTGAAAATAATCATGTAGGTTTTCTAGTTTAGCTTTACCATTTCTAATAATAGTTTTCATTAATGGTCTATCATCAATAGGAAATACTTCATCAACCATATTCTCTGGTAAGCATACTAAACTCTGTTGACTATTTTATTATCTCTAGTTAAAGTATTTTGAAACTAACTAGGTTAGCTTCGTCCTTATTAATCATGGGATTCCTCTAAATTTGTAAATTTAATATTGTCCTGTCTACCTCTCAGACCCTGCTTTCATATAAGTAGTAGCTCTACCTTCAAAGAAGTTCTGATGTTCTACACCCATGACTTCATCAATCCAACCAAGTGGATTTTCTCTTTGGTCATAGTTAGTTTTAAGACCTAAGTGTAAGTAATCTTCTATCTGCTATGTATCTATTGTAAGCATACATATCTTTCTTAGTTAGTCCTTGTAAGTCTCCCATATCAAACACTAAGTCTAAAAACTTATCTTCAAGTCTACCATGTCTCTACATATTTGATATAGCTCTGCTTTAAAATCATCTGTCCATATCTCTATGTTCTCTTGGATAAATTCTCTAAACAATTTAGTCATAGCTTCAACGTGCATAGACTCATCACGTATAGAGTAAGTAACTATCTGTCCCATACCTTTCATCTTACCGAACCTTGGGAAGTTTAAGAAGATTGCAAAGCTACTGAACAACTGTAGTCCTTCTGTAAAAGCTGAGTAGACTGCTAAAGTGTTTTAGCAATAGTTTCTTTTATCAGACTTTAAAGGTTTAAAGTTACCAACGTAATCATGCTTGTCTGACATCTCTTCATACTCTGCAAAAGCTTTGTACTCTATCTCAGGCATACCAACTGTATCAAGTAATAAACTGTAAGCATGTTGATGTATTGATTCCATGTTTGCAAAAGAACCCATCATCATTCTTGCTTCAGGCTTTCTTAAAGATAGGCATATACTTATCTACATATCCTGCACCTACATCTACATCTGACTGAGTAAACAATCTAAATATTTGTGTAAGTAAATTTTTTCTTCATCTGTGTAGTGGTACATCCTGCCAATCTTTTACATCTGTATGTAGTGGTACTGATTCAGGCATCCAATGCATTTGATTCTGTAGTTTGTAATACTCATACATCCATGGATATTCAAACGGTTTATAATAATCTCTAGTTGTTAATAAGCTCATAATTTTTCCTTAATTGTTCACAGGCGATACATTCCACATCATTCTAAATTTATTCTGGAACTTTAACATTTACATTCTCTACATTACGAGCAGCATTAGTTCTAAAGTAATACAAGCGATTTTAGTTTGTTCATACCATACCAGTGTACATCATTTACATACTGCATGTATTCATCATGTACTTCTTGAGGCTCTGTACTTTAGGTAAAGTAAAGAATAGGTTGACAGACTGTGCTTGACACACAAACTCCTGTCGTTTTGCAGCATGTTCAACAATCCATATTTGATTTATCTCATTTGCTGTTTTAAATATTTCTTTCTCATCATCAGTAAGAATATCTAAGTGTTGTACTGAACCATCACTACCTGATATATCTTTCCAAATGTTTTCTAACTCTTTGCTTTTAATCCTTTAGTCTTTAAAATCTTTTCTAAGATATTTATTTTTAACTTGGTAACTACCGGATAAAGTTTTGTGAGTATAGCAGTTAGCCCTGTAAGGCTCAATACTAGGGGAAGTGCCACTACATATAATACCACTACTAGCGTTAGGAGCAATAGCCAGAGATTAGCATTACGCTTACCTGACTACCATGGATGTCAGGAGCTTCTCCCCTTTCAATAGCCAACTCTTTAGTTGCTTCAGTTGCTCTAGTTTTTAATGTAAGAAATGCTTTATAGTTAAACCCAGTTGCGTAAATACCTTCAAAAGGAATGTTCCTAGATTGAAGATAAGCATGGAAACCCATAGCACCGAGACCGAGACTTCTTTCTCTATACGCTGAGTAGGCAGACTTAGTAAATCCTTCTTTACCTTCTTTAACATATTTTTGAAAGCGTTTAAAATTTGCACTGTATTCTCCTAGTTGTGTTGTGTCTATTGCGTTGTCAATGTAGTGCTGTAAAACATTGTCAAGCATGGTTATTAAATCTTGTATAAAGTTATCATCCTTTGACCAAGTATCAAAGTGTTCTAAGTTTACAGAAGATAAACAACATACTGCTGTTCGTTCTTCGTCTGTTGGTAAAGTAATTTCTGAACATAGGTTACTTTGTCTAATTTTTAATCCTAAATCTTTTTGTGCTTTAGGTAAAGCTTTATTACATGTATCAATGTTAACCATGTAAGGTTCACCTGTCTCTGCTCTAGCATGAATAATCTGCCACCATAAATCTCTAGCGTTTATATCTTAACAGCTTCGTTAGTCTTAGGGTCAATCAATCTCCAGTCTTCATCTTTCTCTACTGCTTCAAGGAAAGCATTGTAATGTTTATACCGTTATGAAGATTAAGATTCTTTCTGTTTATATCTCCACCTGATTCTTTTCTCATGTTTATAAACTCTTCAATCTCTGGATGACTTATATCCATGTAAGCCGCATAAGAACCACGTCTTGTTGTGCCTTGATTAAAGGCTAACATCTGTGAATCAACTACATGCATGAAAGGAATTGAACCAGTAGAACGACTGCCATGAGTAGTAGAAATACCGTTACTCCTAATATCGCCCCAATATCCACCGATGCCTCCACCTGAACTTGCCAACCATATGTTCTCATCATAGTGAGCAGATAAACCACCCCTGCTGTCAGGAACATAATTAAGGAAACAACTGATAGGAAGCCCACGAGTTGTTCCCCCGTTACTAAGTATAGGAGTGCTAAACATGAACCAACGAGAGGAACTGTAGTTATAAAGTCTTTGAGCCAATTCAAAATCTGTCTCACCTTTGTAGGTTGCTCCGAAGACGGAGGCTCTTGCGAATGCTTCTTGTGCATGTGTTTCTCCTTCCCAAAAATATCTATCTTTGAGTGTATCTAAACTAAATTTATCAAATGTTTTTTCTTTATCGTAATCTATTTCAATTCCTAAGTAAGGCTTCTTTCCTATCTTTATCTTCAACCATTATCTTGTTCCTTGTAAATGTATATTGCTATTATAGCATAGTGTATAATTTTATATAGTCTAAATTGTTTTTACCATCTTTTTTCCAAACCTCATAGCATACTTCATAATGTTTCCAAGACAGAATCCTTCTCCATATCCTGAATCAATTATCATATCTGTTGCTTGATACTTACCATTAGCATAGTGTTGGTCATATGTATTACCTACATAAGCTTTTAGTTCATTTAATATTTTATCTTCGTTAAATTTATAATTCACTTTTCCATTCCTCCGGTAATGTATCTTCACTATACCATGTAAAATTATTTGTCTCTGCCCATTCAGCATGAGTTCTTTTTGTTTTATCTTTTCTTTTCTTTGCTTGAGGCATTGGAGAGAAAGGTTTCTGAAATAAGAAATACTAACTCATAGTCTTTAGGTAAAGCTTCTCTATATGTATGTACTTACTATACTCTGCATAGTCCCAGAACCTACCTTTAGCTTCTAGTAAAATTGTTTTACCATCTATAACCTTTACAAAGTCAGGTTCGTATTTATGCTTAACAACATAATTAATGTTATCCCAATGATGTTTCCATTCTTGTAGTACAGTTTCATGTAGCGTTGCTTCCCATAAACTGTCATACCCTTTAGGTACATTTACTTCTTTGGTCTAGGTTTTCTTGGTACTCTTCTAGGCATTAACTCTTCCAAATGAAAGTTAGGATTTTGTTTTACTTTCTTATAAAACCATCTAAGACTATAAGCACTTAACATAAATCTTATTGTTAGCAAAGATATGTGTTTGCTCTGGTAGAAACTCATGTAAGTTTTTCTTAGTAATCTTACTTAGTATCTTCTCCTTCAGGAACCATGCTTTAATCCAATCTATAAGTAATCCTTCAGCCTTACGTCTTAATAGTTTTGATTTCTTACCACTCATATTTGTGTTACCTCTATAACATTAGGAACTTTAGGTACTTGAGTTAAGTATCTATACCCTGTTGAATATTTAAATACTCTTAACCCTTTACCATCGTTAGCATCTTTATGACAATCATGTTTAAACCTACACCAAGTACAACCCCTTGCAAGTTTCATGTTACCAGACTTACCATCTGGTTCATCATCATAACACTTATCAGGTGGTGTTGCTAACTTAACAGCCTTTTTAATATCAGTTATTTTCTTTTTGATATTAGGCTTATCAAAGTTATCAGGCTTGAACATAGCTAACTCTCCTGACTCTTTATTAAGAGCAAGGAAACCACCATGAGTAGTTCCTTCTGCTGATTCGTACCCTGCTAGTTGAGCCATGTATCCGAATGGGTCATCCTCTGCTAGAGTACCATCTTTAAATTTCTTAAAGGCATAGTTAGAAGCAGTCTTAACATCAACAACTTCTCCATCAATAACACAGTCCATGTGTCCTTTGATTCCAGAAACTGTTATTTCTTTCTGTTCACTAGTAACTTCATGTCCAGATAACTTAACAAGAAATAAAACTATCTCTTCAAGTAAGTGTCCATATAAGAACTTAATAAATGTAGGTGGAGATATGACTTCTGTATTATCAGAATCAGAGTTCATCTCATACCATAATTGTCTAGGTTGTTTACCTATGTTAGACATTCTTAAACTAGGTTTACCTCTTGGACTAGGATGAGACCAGTCATATAGAATCTGTTTCATTGACTCTCCAAACTGTTCGATTGACTCTTCATCTATGTTTAGATGTTCGCCTTTTCCTAATGCCGACAATTCATTATATATATCTTCTACTAATGTGTCAAGTGTTTTCTTATTTTTTTTCATCTTCAGTTTCCTTAAATGCTTTAATTACATCTGATGAGAATAGTTTCTGAAGATTAACTAAGAACATTCTACTAGCGTTATGGTCTCCACCACATACAGTTTTAAAACTATCAAGGTCATCAACAATAGTTCTAAGTACATCTGTTTTAAATACAAGAGTACAGAACTCGTTGTCTCCTACACATAAGTTATGAAACCAATAGTCTGATTCTGTTGCTCTAATTCCTGATGGTTTATTCCAAGACTCATACTCTATACATATGTTTCCTGTCTTCATCCACATACCTTTCTCTGATTTAACTTCTATCTTCTTACCAGTTAGCATGTCTTTTATTTTATCTTCTCTTATCTCTCCATACTCTAAGTCAATATCAAATTTCTTTCT